CTTATTTTTGTTGCATTTATTTTTGGGCTTATGCTCGGTAAATCACTCACACCGATTGTCCTAAAGGGCTAACGTCGCCGACGGTATATACTCATCGGTCGTGCGTCCCGAAAGAGGATCTTCGGACGGTATCACAGTCATCGGTGCCATGCCGGCACTCGATTCTATTCCTGCAAAATCACCCATGTCCGTACCGGCATAGGCATTCGATTGAAACTTGTCCGATAAAGGGTGTTCACGCATGTTGAGCCAGCCGCTCGCATCCCTGAACACTTCTGATTGTGAATCGAGCGGCTGGGCAACCGGGTCTACGAAAGGTAGAACGGTATCTTTGTCGCGCGGCGGTGCATAGCAGCTCGTTGATGATTGGCGCGAAAGATTATACGCCACGACGAGAAACAATATAATTAGGCCTATGTAAAATAGATTCAACATGTCTCCTCCTCTGGTATGACCTGAGAAGAAATCCGACGCTGCTGGATCTCAGCCTCGATGCGAATATCCGCCTTGGCGACGAGCTCAGCCATGCTCGCCTCCGGAAACTCCTTCTTGAGGTCGTCGAGAAGATCGGCCGGGTGAGAAATCGGGGGTACGTCCGGCTTGGTATAGTACTTGGAGTTCTCGTCTCCGGGCTCGATGTACGGCGTGTCGCTGCCCTCGATAGGCTTGGCCATCATGTCGCGCTTACGCTTCTCGAAATGGGATGAAGCCTCGCGCTGGTTCTGGCGGTACTTGGACATAATCTCCTCGAGCTTCTCGTTCTGGTAGTGTGTGTCCTCAATCTGGTCACGGTCCGGCGGAATCAGGAGCCACTTGTACATGTCGACGACGTAAATGTCGACGAGCGAATCCTCCTTCTGGAGGCGCTTGGCGTGACTGGCCGCCTCCTCCTTCGTCTGAAAGCATCCACGAATCTTGAGACCGAGCTTCTCGTTCTTCTGGGGCATATCCGGTCCGACGATCGAGATGAGCGCAAAAATCTGACCAGGCACAGTCAGGAAATCCTGCTCGAGTGACGCCATATAAACATAGGGCGCACTATTATTTTAAGTAAATGGACGCGCTCCGCAAAGAACACAACAGGTACAAGAGTGCACTGATTGAGAGGTGTGTCACCCGTCCCGGCCTAACGGTCATTGATTGTGGGTGCGGTCGTGGCGGCGACTGGCTCAAGTGGAAAAAGGTTCGGGCACACGTGACTGCTGTGGACCCAGACCCCGAATCGCTCCAAGAGGCGGTCCGGCGTGCGAACGTCCACGGTGTACGATCGGTCTGTATTCACGAAGGCGATATCCGCCATGTCACGTCTGGTGTGTTCGACGCCGTGTGTTACAACTTTTCGATTCATTATATCCGGGACACGCTCGATGAATCCGTGCGCGCCATAGCACGGCGTACAAAGCTCGGCGGCATACTGTTTGGTATCACACCGGACGCAGATCGGATCGCTTCGTTTGTATCACCGGACGCGCTCGGAAACAGTGTTACGCCCGACGGACCGGATCACGCACTCGTCAGTCTGGTCGACGGCCCGTTCTACAACGGACAGGCGCGTCGCGAACCGCTCGTCACACGGGACATACTCGTGCACGCCTTGGCCCGATGGTTTGTGCTCATCGAATGGTCCCCCATGTGTCCCGTGCCGACAGGCCTGGTGTCAGACATTTATTCGACATTTGTCTTCAGGCGGAAAAATGTACCACCTTAGTAGATGATTACGTTGTTTGTGTTGTTACTTTTACTCATCGTCGTGATCGCAACCTTGTCTGAACAACGTATGCTCACGGAACTCAAAGGCCGGTACAATATACTCGTCCGGCACCTACAAGACGTCGACGGTATCGACGAACGGTTCAAGTGTCTGCGTCACCGCCGACCGATAATAACCGGTATCGATACGTCCCGGATGAACAAGGGCACTATAGGCTATAACGTAAACAAGGGGTACGAAATTTACATCTGCATGGACAAAGAAAATGTAAATGCCGCGATGCACGTTCTGATACACGAACTTGCACACATAACTGTCGCCGAGTACGATCACACTGAGGCGTTCTGGCAAAGCTTTAAAGACCTTCGGACGTTGTGTATTAACCTAGGTATATATACGATGAATGAAAAACAAGCTTATTGTGGCGGCGAGATTCACGACTGATTCTCGAGAACGCGACCGGCAAAGAAGAAGATGGCCGCGGCGATCAGTGCCGTGACAAGCATACCGGTCAGAGAAAGGTCGCCGTGCTCGCCGAGGAACTTTGGTACGACGTCCGCGAGTTTGGACTGGACGGGCTTGGAAAAAGCGGCGACGGCGGCGATACCAGCAACCACCGCCTGAAACTGCTCCCGGGTCAGACCGAACGGGATACCGTTTGCGCCTTTTTTGGGCTCGGCCTGGATAACACCGGCACTCAGCCCCACGACGCGATCGTTCGTCGGAGATTTATACGGACCGTTCAGACCAGGTGTGTCATCAGAGTCAAACGCGGCCGAAGGCATAACGTCCTGGATCGGCGTCGAAAAGTCCATTTCTATTGGGTCAGAGTTTTTTTCCTGTAGAAAATCGAGCGGCGACGATCCCAGATCGGGTGGTGGCGCCGGCGGCTGATCATCGATCGTCGGAATGTATTGCATGATGCTCGGTGACCCGTTCCCAAACTCGAGATTCTCGATCAGCGTCATCCCTACAGGTACAGGGAGAACTCTTTCGCGTTCAGCCCAACGCACAAAAATGTATGCCCACAGTATATAATGGGATACGATCCCGTTGTCGCCCCGGCACCCGAGCCGGAACTCGAAACCGAAGATGATATCGTAGATGACGGCGACGATGTACCCGTCCGGCGCTCAGCCGCCCTGATCGAAGAGGCGCTCAATGCGTCACTGGTACCGGAGCCGGAGCCGGAGCCGGAGCCGGAGCCGGAGCCGGAGCCGGAGCCGGAGCCGGAGCCGGAGCCGGAGCCGGAGCCGGAGCCGGAGCCGGAGCCGGAGCCGGAGCCCGAGCCCGAGCCCGAGCCGGAGCCGGCCCTTTTCACTGCACCTTCTTCACGGTAACTCCACCCGCACCCTTCTTTTTGACCGGAGTCGCCCCAGAAGGTTGGCCGGTGATGACGTGCTTGGGGTTATAATTCTTTTGGTGGTATTGCCACATAGCCTCGGATCCGATCCGGAACCCTTTACGGATCGGCGCCTTGTAATGGAAGACGCAATCCTCAATCCTGTTCGATTTACTCGTGTTATCCAGGACGAGACACTCGTAGTTTTCAGTGCACGCATTCATAACCTGGCAAAACATATCGAATGTCGGAAAAACACCAAAGAATGATTTATAAAGACGTTCGCGGTTCTGGATCACATTTTCGCGCATCACAAAAACGTAATCGACATTGGCGCGCAGGTCAGGACTCAGGTCCATACAGTACTGCATAGTCAGTGCAAAAAATATCTTCCAATGACGTCCGTTCATGAAACATTGTCTGATACACGTGTCTTTCATGAACGCCTTGTCGTACATACAGTCGTCCATAAGCAAAAAAGCACCCGATTTCCCACCAGCGCCAACCAGACGTCGCTGGCGCTCCAAAACCTTTTCGATCGCGTCGCGGTTATAGTCGCCGTAGATGAACAGGTCCGGTACAAACTGTTTATAGTAGTGGTTTCCGTCCTCGGTACCGGACATGACGATGCCGACCGGAATGTGTCTCTTGTGATACATGATATCGGTCACAAGAGTCGATTTACCGGTTCCGCGTTTGCCTATGAACACACACACCTTATCGTCGGCGATCCGACTCGGATCAAACTTACGAAGCTGTAAGCTTGACATCTACTCTAGTGTGCCTAAAATTGGTCAGAACAAAAAACGCGTCACCTGGTAGGAAGCACCCAGCATGTCTGGTGCTCAGATTCAAATTGAATCCGGCGGTACATTCACCCGAGACCCAGCGTATACTCTGTTTTCGCGCGCGTACGAAACGCACGAGACATACCTCGCCGAATCGATCGAGATTCCTTTTGACCGATCGAGGCCCGAATTCGGCGGAACGGTATCCGCGCGCCTGCCGCCCAAAGGTGACATCGTCCGGCGTATCACGGTCCGGTCTACGCTCCCTGAATTGTACACGCCGCTCGGTCCGGGGTACGTCTACCCTTCTTATTCCGACCAGGTTGACGGAGCAATTTTTGTACTCACCTCGTCGTATGTACTTGCGATTCAGCCCGGTGATTTTGTAGGGTACTTTAACACCCAGTACATCAATTTCTGGGCGACAAACTATACCGGGTACGCGATCACGGTTGCGTATAATTCAGTCGCAAACAAGTTTGTTTTTTCTTCCGGTACATATTCGTCAATCATTTTTAGAAACGATTCGAGTGGTGTTTTTTGGGGATTTGATCCACGTGTGTTTGATTTCGTCACACCGGACGGCTACAAAGGGTACCGGCTCACCGGTGGTACGCTTACGGCGCCTTTGACACTGGTACAGGCTGGCTGGATTCGTGGGTTTACACCACCACCGCCAACCGGGTTTTCGTACAAGGATTCGGTCGCGTGTCGACTCATAAAAAGCGCGACCCTTTCGATCGGCGGCCAGACGATCGATCGGCTGACGAGCGAACGACTCATCATCGAGGACGACCTCGGGGTGCCGTACGAGAACCAAGCCGCCTTGACGATTCTGGAAGGCAAAAATGACCCGTCCGGTGTGTACGTCCCGCGCGAATACTACACACGCCTGACATTCAACGTGGATCAACTCCCAGTGACCCAAATGTACCGGAACGACATAAGAGTCGACCTCGAGTACGAAAAGTTTGAAAATTTACCTTCGGTGCCAATCACAACAACTGGGTTTTTTGACGCGGGTGCATGGGCCGTATCTAATATATGCGCGCTGACAAACACACCTGGGTACGACACGGCGTCAGGTGTCGGGTATAAAAATTATATAGTACTAGGTCCGTTGACAGATACATCTTTCAGAATTTATAATCAGGTTACTAATATTTTTTATACATGGACGCCGCCAAATGCACCAGCGACTGTTTCTACGATGAGACCCCTGGTTGCGGGTAATTTTATTTATTTATACTCGACTTCTTATTTAATACGAGCTTCTCTTACGGCTATTCTATCAAATCCCGTGACACCGTGGACATATTCGACTTATTCTCCACTGAGCGGCGTACCGGCTAATGTTTACGGCGGAGGAAACAATAAAATATGCGATATAGCCGCAGATGCCCGATACGTCTATGCGTACTACGACGCTAACTACTACACAATAGGCGGGTACCAAACAGCTCTCGCTTCAAGTTCTCTGGCGGGCGATAATCACACATGGTCACTTACGATCTATGTATATAAAGCAACATATCCGTTGTCGTCTACGGCCAATACGGCTTTTGTAAATTTCTTTTCGACATACGGGCCGGCATATTCATCATATACTATAACACAAACTGCGTTGACACCTACCAGTGTACAGTTTGTGTGGTCGGCATATTACACCGCCGCGCAAACATCCGGCCCGCAGAATACACCTAGTTACACTGCGTGGGGCAATAGATTCATGATGCGGTACGATACTTTTGCTGATATAAATGTAGACGGTTCGTACACATATCCGGTGGTCAATTTATATATATATCCTGCGTCGACGAACCCGCTTAGTATAAAAGATGCATTCCCTGGCCAATTTGTTTTGTTGTCAATTCCGGATAATAGTTATCTTCGACTCCCGTTCGACGGCCGATACTTGTATACCGGTCTACTCGGACCGGTTATTATTAAATACGATACACAAAACTTTCTAACAAATTCGTACACGCAAATAAATTCAATTCCATTTCCTGTCGAGACGACCAGCGGAGGTGTATGGCAAACCGATGGCAAATATGTGTACGTGGGTGGATTTTATAACAGTCCGACATCTAAATGGGTATTCACTCGATATGACAGTAATACTTGGGAATATTTTTACGGAACGACGTTGCCGACTCGAGGCTCTACACAGACTTCCTACCCAATTGGATTTGATGGTAAATATGTATACTTTGCAGACGGCGACGGCTTCACGGACCCGGGCAGAAGGTATGTAATTTATACATACGATACGACTCTTCCTTTCACTGACGTAAACTCGTGGAAATGGCTCGATTTTAGAACCGATGATTCCGTTCGAACTTCACAGGGTACTACATTTACGAAACCTCTATTTACCGGAACATCTGGCTATGCCCCACTCCAAGGAACACTCGCGGTCGCTGGATCTAGATATATTTATTTTTTTGAAATAGACGGAAGAAATTATGGTACGCAGCCTAATTTTATAACATTCGATCCACTGAGTATGACACCGTCACTCAGTTCGTCCCTGATTATCAAGTACGAAAAGTACGAAAAACCACCGGCTGTGCCCAAAATGCTCTACGGTCAGACGGACCTGAATACGTTTACGATGCGCGCCGGGCGGAAACAAGATCAGTTTCGACTCGGGTTCCAGGGTCCGGTTCGTGAATTTTGGGTCACCGTGGACGTCCCCGGAACAGTGGCCAGAGTTCGTCTTCTGCTCAACGGCGAAGTTATCGTCGACGACGACCAGGTGACAACCAGTGTCATCCGGGCATTCGAACATCACACAGCCACGCCTTCTTCCTCGTCGAACGTATGTACGTACAGTTTCGCGATCGAGCCTGAAAAACTTGCACCGTCCGGAACCGTCAACTTTTCACGCATAGCGAGTCCGATGCTCGAGGTCACGTTGGCCAGTGCCCCCGTGACAGACCTTTACGTACGTGTGTACGCCAAGATATTCAATGTTCTGACGAATCAGAATGGGCTCGGCGGACTCCTTTTTAATTCTGCACTGTAAGTAGAAATGGAGCCACCGGCCCAATTTGCCAACCAGACAATCCGTCTACAATTTCCAAAAGATGTTCACTGGGGCGACGACATCACAGTATGGATCGCCAAGGCGGGTGACCTGGCCCGGACAATGTACCTTCGGGTCATGTGGCCGACGGACGCGCCGACGACCGTTCAGCCGTCGGCCGGTACGGCTATGATCGACCGGATCGAACTTTTGTACAAGGACCAGCTCGTCGAACGGATCTACGGCGAAAACTTGTACATGCTCGGTGACCTCACCGTGACCCAAGGGAAACAGGCCGCTTTGGGCAATATGGTCGGGACGAACACGACGAGTAATCTCGTGTCGTATCACATCCCGCTCGTATTTTCGATTCTCAAGAAAGGCTTACCGCTCTGTGCCCTCGACGAACCACCCAAATTGCGTGTCGTATTCCAGCCTTCGTCGTATTTTACGACGGCCGTGTACACGAAACCGATCCAGGTTGATCTCTTTGTCGACTATGTCTATGTGACCGGGGCCGAACGAGAATATATGCGCAGCCGCGAACTCATCTACGTGACACAAAGTTTCCAACGTGTACAATTTAGAGTTCCGGCGATGACACAAGCACCCGTTCAATTCTTGTCCGAGTTTGTGAACGACGTCAAAGAACTCTTTTGGGTCATTCAGAGCGATGCATCCTCGAACGTGTATGATTATGGCACGACGGACCATCTCGTGGATTTACGCCTGATCCTGAATGGCCAGGACCGTATCACACCCGATTACGCAACGGCCCAGTACCTTCGGGTCGTCCAGGGGCTCCAAAGTCACACACGTGTACCGGACGGTCGGTACTATATGTATTCGTTCGCACTCGAGCCCGAGAATGATACCCCGACCGGCGAACTTAACATGACCAACATTGCGCGCCAACAACATACGCTCACGCTATCACTCCACATTTATCCGAGAAGTATACGCGTGTACGCCCTGTCGTACAATATTTTCAGTGTATCGAAGGGCGACGGCCGGAGTATGTATACCATCCAAGAAGCCGGTATGCAAAACAAGTCGGTCGTCGATGCCGTACCGGCTCAAGTTGGAAACTTCGTCGCTACGGTACAATCACCGACGCAAGTGAATTTGGCTTGGACGCCGACCGGCGCGTCGTATTATATCGCGTCGGTGCCGTCTACTACGAGTTACACCATAGCGCCATCTGGTACGTTCTCGTTTACGGGTCTCAGTCCGGCGACCACTTACACATTTACGATATCGCCCATAAATAAAGGAAGTATAGGTCTGCCGGCTATATCAAATACGGTCAAGACATACGCCGACATACCACAAGTCACTGGCTTTTTAGGATACAATCCGACTATAATCACGGTCGACCTAATATGGGATCCCGACCTACTGAATAAGACGACACTCTATTCCGTCACGTCGAACCCCCCATCGTCAACGCCTACACAAACATCGACGATCGCTTCCATGACTTTCACGGGTTTAATACCCTTGACGTCATACACATTTACGATCACACCGTCGAATGCACTTGGCGACGGACCATCGACAACTTCCAGTCCCGTAACCACCCTTTCTATCATTCCAGAAGCCGTTTCGGTACTGACACCGAGTAATCCGACTCGAACTACAATGTACCTCGAGTGGCTCCCGGTACTCTATGCGACTTTGTATTCCATCACGTCGAATCCCTCATCTACTACTCCTACACAGACCACGACGAATGCCGGTACATTTACTTTCACGGGTTTGACAGAATCGACGTCGTACAGATTTACGATCACACCGTCGAACGGAGGTGGGTCCGGTCCGTCGACAACTTCCGTGTCAGCAAGTACTCTTCTAATTCCGCCAGCCGTTTCGGTATTGACACCTAGCAACCCAACTCGGACTACTATGAACCTTACGTGGTCACCGGTTTCTTATGCGACTTTGTATTCCATCACGTCGGACCCCCCATCATCTACTCCGACACAGACAACGGAGACCGCCGGTACATTTACGTTCATAGGTTTGACAGAATCGACATCGTACAGATTTACGATCACACCGTCGAATGTAAATGGCGCGGGACTGCCGACGACTTCTGCGTCGGCAAGTACTCTTCTAATTCCACCAGCCGTCACATCATTGACCACGAGTAATCCCACTCTGACTACGATGGACCTTACATGGTCATCGGTTTCTTATGCGACTTTGTATTCCATCACGTCGGACCCCCCATCATCTACTCCGACACAGACAACGGAGACCGCCGGTACATTTACGTTCATAGGTTTGACAACTTCTACATTGTACAGATTTACGATCACGCCGTCGAATGAAAATGGCGCGGGACAGTCGACGACTTCTGCGTCGGCAAGTACAGCGTTCGTCACATCGTTTAATGCTCCAGGAACTTGGACGTCTTCGTTTACCGGGAACATTAAAGTTCTGGTTGTTGGCGGTGGTGGCGGAGGCGGACTTGGTGGCGCGAGTGGAGGTTTTGCTGGAGGCGGAGGAGGAGGTGGCGGTGTTACATATAATGGATCAGTTCCTGTTATATCGGGAACTGCATATCCAATTACTGTAGGTTCTGGTGGTACCGCTGCAGCAAGGGGTAGACCGAGTTCATTTAGTACGATAATAACCGTAGGTGGCGGAGGCGGAGGGACACCAACGAATGTTACTCCTAACGCATTAGCACCTGGAGGTAGCCCAGGTGGTTCGGGCGGAGGAGGAGGTGGGAATAATCCAACTGGAGTAGGTGGAGTAGGTAGTTCGCCGGGTTTAGCCGGAGGTTCAAGTTTATTAGCGGGTGGCGGAGGTGGTGGAGGTGGAAAAACAAGTGGGCCATATAATACAAATGTAACTGTTGGGTCGCCACTTTACGGTACTGGAGGAAAAGGCGGTGACGGACTTCCTATAAATATCTCGGGAACTTTAATCTATTATGGGGCAGGTGGTGGTGGTGGTTCACCAAAGCTTAAAGGTATTGCACCTGGTGGTAGCAGCGGAGGAGGAGCCGGTGGATACGGACCAAATACTTCAGGCGTACCGGGGACGCCTGGTACCGGAAGCGGAGGAGGAGGCGGAGGCCTTGATCCTGTTTCGAGTCCGGCGGGGTCAGGTGGTTCCGGAATCATCATCGTCGCGTATCCTTAAGTTTTTTAAACTCACAGGGGTATGTAAATGAAAAGAATAGCTTTTTGGGGCGACGCAGGGTGGGCCGTGGGGCGTATAGGCCGTGCCGTTCAGAAATATTCAGGACACGTGGTCGATATTTGGGATTGGTCCGACCCGTCCCAAAATAACAAACTGTTTTCGCACGCATGGTACGAATACGACGTGATTATCGTTCCGACATGCCTGACGGACTACGACCCACATGTGACTCTGAGTCCCGATGTATATCGACGTCTGCTCGTCGTAGCGCACTGTCCTATTGTGAACCATCCATTCTTCAGAGAAACCGTGTGTGTCCGCCCGGGTGCATCGTATGCAGGCGTATCGGTCGAGGCATGTCGCGAAATGGAACGGCACGGGATGGGCCCGGCATGCTGGCTTCCGTTCGGTGCCGATCTAGACGATTTTCCTATTCGGCACGTCGTTTCCGATCAAATAAAACGCGTAGGCCTGATTGCAAATCCGGATGGACAGCGTGATTACGCGGACGTAAAAGGCTTGGACGAATTTCGTCTGATTTGCGACCGGCTAGGCATAAAGCCAATATATATTTACGGAAACACACCCGGTTCGTACATATATAACGACATTGATCTCCTTGTGTGTTGTTCGAGATTCGAGGCGGGTCCTTTGGGTATTTTTGAAGCCGGTGCGTCCGGTGTGCCGGTGCTCACCCGGCCGGTCGGAAATGCGCAGCGTATCAAGGGTATCAAGACATTCGACACGGTCGACGATGCTGTACGACAAATCCGGTTATGGAACAACCATCCGCGTTCATTAAAAGATTACGCGACCGATGTAACAAATGAAATTAGAGAAAATTGGTCAATGGAGAAACTTATTAAATCTAACAAGTTGTTTTCTTAAAAACGACAAGATTTTGAATAAACCATCCCATATGATACCCTTGGAGAATTTCAGCTTTGATGCCCCGTTCGAGTAATTCGTTCCGGACGAGACCACAGCGTTCAAACTTTTCGATCCAATATGCCGTCGGCTGACAATTGATATTGTGGCCCCCCTTTTGATTTGTATTTGCGGACGTCCATACGAGTGTTCCTCCGGGTGCAATTGTTTGCGCCGTGCACTGTACGAGTTCGTCGGCATATCGTTCGGCAGTTCTTGATCCCGATTCGAGTGACATGACGAGATCGGCCGTACACTTTGTAACAAACACCGATTCGTTTCGGATGAGACGATGCCGGGCACGTTCGTCAAGTTCAAGACCGGTCGATTCTACACCGACCGAATCCATCGCATGTATGTACATACCTGGTCCGCACCCAATATTCAGAAAATTTTTAGGTCCGATGTGTCGTTTGAGACACGGGGCGAGTCTGTCCGCAAAAGGTTGTTCTTCGCGTCGGACCGAATCATAATCTATTGATGTTAATTTTTTGTACAAGCGTTCAAAGTATCGTTCGTATTCTTTGACAATGACCGACGTGGAAAACCGAGACATGGCCCATTCGCGACACTTCTTAGGGTCGATCGTATGGATGTTCTTACCGGCCTCGATCATATCATCGAGTGTCCGGCACCTAAATCCAGTCTGACCATGAATATTAAATTCTGTCATAGCCCCCCAATCGGACGTAATGACAGGTGTGCCGGACAACATGGCTTCGACGTGAACTCCGCAAAATGGTTCGATAAATTTTGAAAAACACACAACCGCCCTTGCGCGCGCCATGAGTTTTTTTCGCTCCTCTACGCCTATGTATCCAACAAGTTCCACGTGACTGGGTACGGGCCAAAATCCTTCTTCGCGAAACCCAGCCTCGGCATTCTGGCCGGCGACTATGAGTCGGGCGCCTAACGCCTTTGTCATTTGGATGGCGCGCCCGAGACCTTTTGCTGTGCCGATCCGTCCGACAAACAGAAAGTAATTCTCTTTTTCGTTTTCGGCAACCGGTTCAAAATCTTTAGGTTCGTAATAATTTGGAATGATGGTATCGTTTTCAAATTCGTCGTCTTGTCCAAAACATTTACCTACTTTGGTTATACCGAGTTTTGCATGATATATCGCATATGATTCAAATACTCTATACCGGGCAAATGTCTCAGTGTATCCTATACCCGGTTCGACGACACACATATCCGGATGGGCATCACATATTTGTTTATGACCGAGCCCCCAGAATGCGAGTAAGAAATCTCCGTGCTGTTTTCTTTTCTGAATTTCGTGAATAGCTCTCTTGTTAAATGTTTGGTACACGTCGTCGCCTGTATCAAATTTGAACAATTTTGATTTATATTCATGGATCCCATAAATTGTATCAAATTCAGTTCGGGTTACGACCGTGACATGTTCTGTACAGAGAAGATTAGAATCCTCGTGCCCGTAGTGAATGATGGTGTGACCCCGGCGAGTCATCATTTCGCAAAATTTGAGTACCTTTTGTGTAAAAGCACACGCCACGTATTCGCTGTTGGTGACGGTGTGCTGAATACCGAGACAATGGAATCTCATATATTCAGACGGATGGTTTTTAGAAATAATATATAACGCAATATAAGTATGAATATAGGTAACGGAGAAGCTTCGTGCTATAGCACAATCAACGTAACCGTATATAATGGAGCCACGGGCGCCACAGGAGTCGTAGGTGCAACTGGAATACCAGGGACACCCGGTGGCGCAACTGGAGCAACCGGAACCGGAACCAACGGCGCTACGGGCGCGACAGGCATCAACGGAACCAACGGCGCTACGGGTGCAACCGGCATCAACGGAACCAACGGCGCTACGGGTGCAACCGGCATCAACGGAACCAACGGCGCTACGGGTGCAACCGGCATCAACGGAACCAACGGAACCAACGGCGCTACGGGCGCGACAGGCATCAACGGAACCAATGGAACCAACGGAATCAATGGCGCCACGGGTGCGACAGGTATCAACGGAACCAACGGAACCAACGGCGCTACGGGCGCGACAGGCATCAACGGAACCAATGGAACCAATGGAACCAACGGAACCAACGGAACCAACGGCGCTACGGGCGCGACAGGCATCAACGGAACCAATGGCGCTACGGGTGCGACAGGCATCAACGGAACCAACGGAATCAATGGCGCCACAGGTGCGACCGGTATCGACGGAACCAACGGCGCCACGGGTGCAACCGGTGTCACCGGTGCAACAGGTATACCAGGTACACCAGGTGGCGCAACGGGTGCAACCGGAACCAACGGAACCAACGGAATCAATGGCGCTACGGGTGCGACAGGCATCAACGGAACCAATGGCGCTACGGGTGCGACAGGCATCAACGGAACCAATGGCGCTACGGGTGCGACAGGCATCAACGGAACCAACGGAATCAATGGCGCCACAGGTGCGACCGGTATCGACGGAACCAACGGCGCCACGGGTGCAACCGGTGTCACCGGTGCAACAGGTATACCAGGTACACCCGGTACACCCGGTGGCGCCACGGGTGCGACCGGTATCGACGGAATCAATGGCGCCACGGGTGCAACCGGCGTCACCGGCGCAACAGGTACACCCGGTACACCCGGTACACCCGGTGGCGCCACGGGTGCGACCGGTATCGACGGAATCAATGGCGCCACGGGTGCGACCGGCATCAACGGAATCAATGGCGCCACGGGTGCGACCGGTATCGACGGAATCAATGGCGCCACGGGTGCGACCGGTATCGACGGAATCAATGGCGCCACGGGTGCGACAGGTGTCAACGGAACCAACGGAACCAACGGAACCAACGGAACCAACGGAACCAATGGCGCTACGGGTGCGACAGGCATCAACGGAACCAACGGAACCAACGGAATCAATGGCGCCACGGGTGCAACCGGCGTCACCGGTGCAACAGGTATACCAGGTACACCCGGTACACCCGGTGGCGCCACGGGTGCGACCGGTATCGACGGAATCAATGGCGCCACGGGTGCGACCGGCATCAACGGAATCAATGGCGCCACGGGTGCGACCGGTATCGACGGAATCAATGGCGCCACGGGTGCGACCGGTATCGACGGAATCAATGGCGCCACGGGTGCTACGGGACCCGGGGGCGCGGCACCAGCGGGTGCAACCGGTAACCTGATTTATTTATCAAGTTCAGGTGTTGCTGCCGCTGCGACCAATTCATTTTGGGATAACACTTCAGCAAAACTAGGAATAGGAATAAGCCCGACTGCTTATACACTTCAGGTCAACGGTAGCATAGGTGCAGTGAACGATATAACCGCGTTCACGTCCGACGAACGACTCAAAACAAAGACTGGTCGGATAGAAAATGCCCTTGATAAAGTATGTGAACTCAATGTTTTTAAATATATTCATAATGATGTTGCGCGATCATATGGGTTCACGGAAGACCGACAGTTTATTGGTTTATCAGCACAGGAAATTAAAAAAGTTTTACCAGAAGTTGTTCGACCGGCTCCATTCGATCCAAATAATGAATCGGGTCATAATTATCTAACAATTCAATATGAGAGAATAGTCACTATTCTTATCGAAGCTATTAAAGAGGAACGTCAGCAGCGAGAATTATTGGAACAACGTATTCTCATTTTGGAAAATATATCGCTTAATTAGTATATGGCCGATGATTCCCAACGAATCAAGTATGTCTTTGTCGATTCGGCCAGTCGAGACACGACCGTGTACCCGAACGGCAACGCGTACACGCTCCACCTGACAAACCCGGTCCACAGTGTCATACAGGTTGATCTCGTCGCCGCCAAGGTTCCAAACACAATGTACAATCTGACGAGCGGTTCTAATGTCCTTAGTTTCAATTCAAAAACCTTGTCCATTTCTCCAGGCTACTATTCGGCGTGCGGGCTCGCCCAGGCGCTCGTAGATTCGTCAGGGTCGGCGCTCTGTATAGAGTTTGTACCGGACGAAGGTCACTACATATTTTCGTCCAACTTGACAAGTTTTACACTCCAGGGTCGGACGACCGAAATTCGAAACATGCTTGGTATTTCGTCCGGCGTCCTTTCGAGTTTTCGCGGTTCGAGTTCACCCGTCTACGCAAACAATGTCGCGTATGGCACACTTTCAATGTATAAATCGACCAAGATCATTGACCTCTCGACGAACGAATATGTCTTCCTGGACATTGAAGAACTCCGAACGACGAGTGTCCTGGATGCCAAAAAACTTATCGGCGGAACGACCGAGGGATCGACGATCCGGTCGACCTTCGGTATGATTCCACTGGATGTTCAATCGGGTGGCATAAAGAACTATAAAGAGACGACCGACTACAAGCAGTACATTCTGTACAATACGCCGATTCCAAAGCTCGACCGCCTGACGGTCCGGTGGATCGACCGGAACGGCCAGGCTCTAAATTTTCAGGGGTTTGATCACAATGCATTCACGCTCCGGGTCCATTGCGAATATCATAACCCGCCGCCGCCTACACCGCCCCTCCAGGATATACAAATTCAACGTATAGTCGATGCTATGCAGCATGCGCCGCCACCGCCCAAACCTCCCACAGAAAAGAGAGTGTTTGGCCGCTGGGTAATTGTCATAACCATATTTTTGATTC